TCACAATCGTTGAACCTTCTTGGGTCACGTTTGTAATCTGTAGATTGTCGAAGTAGTCCAAGCCAATCATTGTGTCGGTTGGTACTGCTGGGTCTAGCAAGTCCACAGTCATCTCGTCAATGCGGATAGTCGTCTCTTTGCGAGTATTGCAGTAGTTGCCAGCAATGCCAGCAACAATGGTATCTGTCTCAGCAATGAGGTTCTCTTGAGTCAAGCCATGAGGGAAATACTTATCAATAGAAGTCTGGCTATACACGTTCTGGGATACTCCGCCCACACGATTGAATTTCACATCATTGATAATGAGCTTGTCATCGAAGGCATACTTGACTGAGCGGTAAGGGATACCTGTTGTCTGGTTGAACTCTGTAGGAGTAGCTGCAAGAGTTGAAGCCACCTCAGAGCGAGACTTGAAGATTGCTGTTCCGTCTGGGCTCATGTAGAACGCGCCAAGTCCTTCTGAGAACTCTGCGTTCTTGACGGCTTCTAGGGTTGTGCGGATAGTTGCAGGATCAGCAACGCAAGTGGTTACACCTGTTGCAATGGTGCGCATAGAGGCAGGCCATTGCACGTCATCGAGAATCTTGCCAATGCGTGTGCCAGTTGTCTGGCCAGCTGGAGTGTCTGCAATAGTTCCCACGTTAGCCATCTGGAGAAGGCGGAAGCCGTCTGTGCAGAGAATATCAACGTAGGCAGTTTCTTGACCTACAGGGAAGGTGTAGCGGTAATCATTGACATAGCCAGAGAATAGGAAGTGTTCTGCCGTTGCCGTTGTCGCTGAGATGCGCAGCTTACGCAAAGGCACTAGGTAGCCGTAGTAGGGCGATGAAGGGTTCTGTGGGTTGAAGTAACCCAATGGGTCTAGGACTCTCACAATGGCTGTGCCAGCCTCGTAGGTATCCTTCATGATGTTGCGACCGCGACGAATCGAGATTGAGTAAACGTCAGGAGTTAGATCAACTGTAGGGATAACTACATCAGACGCGCTGAATGAATTGACACCGATAACGCCATTGTCTGGAGAACCGATAACGAACCCAGCTGAAAATGTAGCCCCCGAGCTAAAGTCAAAAGAGACCGCTATCTGTGCAGGTAACGCCATTACTCAAAGCCGCCTGTGCGTCGATTGACGTAGGTCTGGTTTCCTGATGAAAGGCTCTGCTGCATAAGGTTCTTAGCGATTGTGTTGGTCAAGTCTCCATCGCCTGTAATCTTTAGCTCGATTACTTGAGGACCTTGTACCGCTCCTGTAGGTGTGCCGTATGTACCGCTAGGAGGCGGTGTAAAGCCAGTTACAGGCACGTTGGTCATAACGTTGCTTGATACACCTACGCCGCTAGAAGCCGCTGCTGCGGCTGTGCCTAGGGGCGCGTTAATGGTAAGGCTAGCAATCTGTCGAGCCTTCTCTGCAAGCATGTCGAGATACGCTTCCCATGAAGCAAACGGGTTCTTAGCTGCTGGAAGGTCTGCAAGGAACTTGGCGAGGTCTGTGCCTAGCCCTTGAGCCTTAGCAATCTCGTAGGTTAGTTTGCTAGCAAGTGCATCGTTGTTGGTCATGATGGCAAGCTGTAGTTCTAGGCGCTTGCGATCTTCATCAGATAGCTTGCCCTTGAGTGCAGCGATTACCTGAATCTGCTCGAGGTCAAAGAGTGAGGCGGACTTCTTGAGTGCTGCTTGCTTCTTTAATTCTGCTGTGTTGGCTTTAGTAGCCTTGGCTAGAATGGTTGAAGATTTAATCTGAGTCTGAGCTAACTTGGTAATTGGCTGGGCGATAGCAGAAGGGTTTAACTTCTGGACTGCCTTGCCGTTAGGACCGAGAAGCCCACCGAAAGTTGTAAGGAAGTCTAAGCCTTTGTAGAGCTTGGTAAGTGCGCCTACTGCAAAGCCAACTGCGGTAGTAATGCCGTTGATTGCCTTGGCTACGTTGTCGATTGCCTTAACTGCATCCTGCACTTCGTTGCCACCGCCAGCGAGTGCAAGAGCATTGACAAGCCCACCGCCAATTGTTTCCTTGGCGTTATTAGCTGCAACTGTGAGAACGTCTAACTTGTAAGCATAGGAGTCAAGATAAGCCTGATTAGCCCCAGCGAATTGCGCATTGAGGATACCGAGAACCTCAGCGAAAGACTTTGACTTGAGTTCTGTCTGGCTAAGTCCTGTGTTGTATTTCTTGAGTCCTCGGGTAATACCAACGTATCCGTTAGCCAAGTCCTGCACGACTGTGCCAAGTTCTACACCTGATCCGCGTGAGATTGATAAAGCATCGTTGAGAAGTTTGTAAGTAGTGCCAAGGTCTTTGGTGGTTGTTAGCAACGCTTGAAAGGCTGGACGTAGCACGTCATCAGCAACGCCAGCGGTAATCTCAAGCTCTTTGATGAACTTGGTAATCTGTGGGTTTGCATAAGCTAGCCCTAGGTTATCGACTGCGTTGGCGAGACGAATAGCCGCTGCTTCATCAGCTGCGAAAGCCTTGACTGCATCCTTGCTGTACTTGAGCAAAGCGGCAGAACCTAAAGCTAAACCAAGGCTCTTACCTAGTTTGAGAACGTCTTTCTGCAACTTCTGGACTGCGGTGTCAGCTTGCTTGAACGCCTTCTTGCCTGTGAATTCCGCAGCAACGTCAATTCTTAAATCTGCCATTTCACACCTTATCCTTCATAGAATCAAACTTAGCTGCTGCCTTCTCGATGGCTCTTACTACGCCGTCCTGTGCTTTGCCACGATCATCTTCAAACGCTCTAAAGATTGCGCGACCAGTCATCTTCTGACCTTTGCCTACAAGTTGTCCACCGAGTTTAGGAGTGAAGTTGCCTGTTACGCCTGACTTACGCCCTGCGGTTTCATAGATAGCACCAGCAGCTGACTTGTTAAAGATAGAAGCCAAAGCCTGAAAGCCACGACGATTGGGCTTGCTAGGCGTGGACTTAAAAGTAATTCCCTTACGGGCTTCTTGGTAATCATAAGAGCGATTAGCCCAGCGACCAGAAGCGTTAGGACGCTTGAGCCAGCCACTAGGAACGGCATCGTTAGAAGGCAGAAAGCCTCGAGCGTTTGTGACTACTGGCTTTAGGAACGATGCAATCTCTTTGCTGGTTTCCTTTGCAAGAGTTGGTTCTACTTTAGCCAATGCCTTACGAAGTGCGGTTGCGCCCTGCAGCTTTACTGGCATCGCTCCGCTCCTTCGCTATGTCCTTTAGGACTTGTACATGTGTCTTAAACACCATTGAAGGCAATGCAACAATGGTTTCGAAAGGAACTCCATACTCGTAACTCAAACGAGTTGCAAGATAGGTGAGGGAGTTCCGATCTATCCTAAAGGGTCAGACTCTAAGACCTCAACTGACTTGAGAGTCTCGAGGAACTGTTCCCCAAAAGGTTTGACTGTTTCACCCGAACGTCGAATTGCTTCCCAGCACAGCCAGTAAACGTCTGACTGCTTCTGATCTTCTATAAGAGCTTTGTGAAAGCCCTTCTTGGCGTATTGCTCGAAGGCGTATTCAATCAGCGGAGTAATTTCGTACTCTGTTACTGAGTTGTCTGCCCTTGTTACCTTGAGTTTTGCCATTGTTAGCCCCTTTGTTAGTTAATTGTTACCAAGAACCTGATGTTGCTACTGCGATTGTACCTGATACGTTAAAGGTCAGGCTCATAGTGGCAAGATCAGCAACGCTGCCGTTAATGTCGGTTGTGTTGTTAATCAAGCAAGTAGCTGTGTAGAGCGGGTTGCTTGCTGAAATAGTTACTGGTGAAGTTGCATCTTGAACAAGAACGATTGATGCGTTTGTTCCCCATACACCCTGAAGTGTCTGTAGAACTTCGCCTGTTGCTGTGTCGTTCAAGAAGTCAATTGTGATTGAAGATGCTTCAAGTCCCTTTACGAACTTGTGACCTGAGTCACCCATCGCTGTTACTTCGAGTTCATCGAATGAACGGTTGATTGTTACTGATGTAACGTGGTCTGAAAGATCGACTGAACCTATTTTAACGCCGACCTTGTTGTTTAGAAATACTGCCATTTAGGTTATTCCTCGTCCTTCTTAGTAGTTGGTTTTGGTGCTGGTGCTGCTGGTGGAAGCTGACCAATCTTCGCAAGGAAGGCTGCCTGCTCCTTTGTCCAATCGTCCATCGATTAGCTCCATTCCGTTAGGGTACTGATTGCAATGTCGCAAGTCAGTAAATCTCCAGAAGCTATTGAGAGAACGCTAGGTGCGCTCACGCTTCCGACGTTGAAAACAATGCTGGACGCTTCAAGGAGCGAGAACACCCGAACTACGTCGGCTTCGATGCCAGCAAGGTTGCCCTCATTGTCTAGCAATGGGACAAGGATAGAAATTTTAAAGTTAGCCATTGGCGCAATGCTTGTGTAGTCATTGTTAGACGGCACGATGTAAGGATCAGCAGGAGTGACAATGACGCTGTTAGCAATAGGCGTAGCAGGCGGGAAGCTGAATACTGAATACTTTGAGTTGTCAGTAAGAGCCGTTGCGATGCTAGAGCGAAGCGTGGTGATAGCTGTCATTAGCCCACCATAGAACGAGGGTCAAGATAAGGTGCAAGCATTCCTCGGATTCTTGCCATCAATGTGTTACCCATGCGATAAGGCGATGGAGTATAGCCGTCAATAGATACGCCGCCGCTTGAAGGTGCTTGGCGTGACTGCCAGATGTCGATAGAAATCATAAGAGCAGCTTCCTGAATTGCAGGAACTGTTGAAGGATCTAGATAAGTCTCAGCGGCTACCATGCCGAAAGGATTGACTGGGTGAAACACAGTCGGAGTGTTGTTGTTGCCAGTAATGGCGTAAGTAATTGAATACTCGCCTACTTCTGTAATGGTCTTAGAACCATTGTGTTTAGAACCTGAACCAGATATAACAACTGTCTCACCAACGTAAAATGTCTTATTTACAATCTCATCAAAATAAGAAGTGCCAGTTGTGGCTGTGTTGCTATGTCCAACGATCGGAGTTGTGTTAGCCCAGATAAATGGAAGTAGCACGTTGTCTGCTGCGTCGCATACTTCTTGCAGGGTAGCGTCAGCGTAGAGAGTGCCTACGCCGAGGGCTGTGCGAAGTTCTGCAACTGTTGTGAGAGACATGCTATTCCTTTCTAAAGACTAGAGGGAGCTGCAAGGGCTCTGGCAGCCCCCTCTAGCGACTTAGGTTCGCTTACGCGAGGTTGAAGCGACGAACGCCTGCGCCACCCTTGAGTACGCCAATTGCGAGATAACCATAGAGTGCAATCTCTAGTTCTCCGCTTTGTAGCACTTGGAGACGCAACTGAGTCGTAGGGCTTTCCCATACGTACACAGATTCTGGAGCAACCAAGAACGCTGACTCATCAACGATTCCTGATGTTGCGATGTTGTGATCAACGATGAGTGATGTACCAAGTACGTTGCCAACTACTGATGTAGGAACAACTGAACCTGATGCGTTCATTGTCTGACCCTGTGCTGAGTAAAGTGCGCGACCTGTTGTGTCTGCATATCCTGAGATAGCAGCCCACTGATCTGTTGAAGCAACGAGCTTGTTAGCGAAGTTGCCACCTGTGTTCTTGTAAGCTGCTGCTGATTCAACAGAGATGAATGACTGGAGTCCTGCTGCTGTTGCTGCAACTCCTGTTGCTGCTGTTCCAGAAGCTGTGAACGCTGCGATAAGTGCTGCGTCTGTTGACTTCTCGTAAGCCTTGCGAAGTTCTGTCATAAGGAGATCCATGAACGCTGGTGATGAGCGGTCAATGAGTTCCCATGAAATGCGGTTGAGACCAGCAAACTTGTTTACAGTTACTGTGTCGTATGTTGAAGTCATGCCTGTCTCAGATGGAGCAGCACCTTCGTCTGTGTCTGCAACTGTTGGAGCAGTTCCGAGCTTAGGAATTGTGAATGACATTCCTGACTCTGGGAGTGCCTGACGTGTTACAGCTTCGAACGCTGGACGACCTGTGAAGGTTGTTGTTACGAACTCGTTGAGGTGCTGTGGGAGTGTGAGACCTGTGTTTGTTGATGTTGAGTCATCAGCTGCAAGGACTGTGCGACGAGCTTTGTCGTCACCCATTGCTGCCTTGATTGATGCCTCGAGGTATTGTGCTGATGTGATAGGAGCTGTGCGCTCTTTCACCTGAAGATTCGCTACAACTGTTGGGCGAGCCGCTTCGACTGCTGCTGCTTCAACTGCTGGAGCTTCTACCGCTGTGGTTGATTCTTCCACTTGTGGCTCGCTTTCTGGTTGGGTTTCTTCTGCTGGGATAACTTCCTCAGCAGCGATCTCAAGCACCTGAGCAGACTTAAAGGCTGGCTCTGTTACTAGAGAAACTTCTTTCAGCTTTGCAGCTGTGACGACAATGTGTCCGTCGCGTGATGGTTGTGATGCAATAACTTCTGCACCAACTGAAAGACCTGATACAAGTCCTTCCTGCGCCTGAATAAGCGCATCGTTGCCACCTGTAGAGCGTGACAACTTGAATGTTGCGTAGATGCCGTCGGGACGAACCTCAGCAGCGGTCATGCGACCTACTGGCTTCTTCATGTCGTGCTGTGATAGCAACTTAATCTTAGAGATGTCTGAAACGTCGATAGAGTTAGCCGCAAATACGACTCCACCCATATTAGTAGAACCGACTTCGCCAGTTCCCATTGGCACAATCTTGCCTGAGATTTCGCGACGTTCTTCGCTGCACTCGATTGAGGCTGCTTCGATTATTAGTTCTTTCATTAGCTCATTCCTTCTGATCCGTTAGGGGTAAGGTCTGTCATTTCCATCGCTTGCTCTGTAGAGATAAGTCCAAGGCTTAGGAGCTTCTCAAGTACCTGCAATTCGACCAATGGGTCGTTCTTTAGGAAGGTGTCAAAGACTGCAAAGCGGACTTCGTGACCCGCTGTAGAAATGTCGTCCATTGAGAGACGTGCCTGAATAGCCTGAAGGTATGGCTCAATAGATAGCGCGTAGAACTGCTTGCGCTCGTCTTGGACGTTTGCGTAAGTCATTGTTGTGTTCTGATCTGCTGACAAGTAGTAAGCAGGAACGTTCATTGCGCGAGCAATCTGAGTGCTGAGGTTCTGGACTGCCTCGTTATACATCATGTCCTTCGGTGAGAAGGAAACTGGAGAGTAGTCAAGAGTAGAAGTTAAATATGCTGTGGAGTTATTCTGACGTGCGCGCTTCCATGCAGCGATGAGACCAGCGACCTCGTTAGGAGGTAGGTCTGCGCCAGAGTTCTTGAGGAATCCTGCTGGCTGTGGGTTTGCTGAGTTCTGTGCAGCTGCACGATCTACGTCGATAGCAGCTTGAATAGTGCGACCTGAGCGGTCTAGCACTCCTTCATCGAATCCCTGAATAGTGACAATGTCGTTCATGTCTACAGGAGATGCATCGATGTAATACTGAGTTACATGAATGCCATAAATGTCAGTAGTGAAAGTAACGCGAGTGTTAGCCACCCACTCGAAAGAAGCTGGCCTGCCGTCCTCGGCGTACCTCTCAGTAACAAGCAGATATGAGACACCATAGAAGAGGAGGCTGTCAACAATCCAGCTAATAGTGATAAACGAAGGCTGGCTCTTTGAAAGTTGTTTGATCCAACGCGGTGGCGCAATTACTTCTCCTGTTGATGTCTTGTAATACTCAAGAGGGATAGAGGCTACTGTTCCGCAGATAAGATTACGGGCGCGGGCTACTGAGGGAACGCTCATTGCATCATGGCGAGAGACTCGCGGGATAATTGCGTTGTAAAGTGCTGGGAGATTTTCACCCATTACCTGTGGCGCGTATTGCGCTTCGACTACTTGCGGCTTACGCGAAAAGAGACCCATAGGGTGCAATTATACACTACTCCGTGTAAATCATAGCAGTTTGTTGAGGTTTATAAAGAACGTGTACGACCATCGCGGTAGCAATTGCTCCAGATACATCTCCAGCCGATTTACGTTTAACAATACGCCATGAGGAATCGTTGGTTTTAGCTGCGCAGTTGTTCATCTGCTGAATCCAATTTTCCTGCCCCGCATGCACAAGCCTGTGGCTATTGAGAGCATCATTCAGATCCGTACACGCCTGATAGAAAGAAGCTCCAGATATGTCTTGAACTATCTGACCAGCATTTGCCAATCTGTCGGCTATTGACTGGGAGGTGTATTTATCAAAGCAGATTTGGCGTGGTCGGTAGTTATCCGCCCAGCCTTTAATATCTGCCGCAATTTTAAGATCATCAACTGAGACTTGGCTTTCCCAAGTCTGGAGTATGCCAACTCCGATTCGACCATCTGGCAATATCTGACCAGCCACGAGGCTCGCATTGCGCCGAGATGGACTGACATCAAATGCAAAGACTGTATAGCCACCCACAGGAATCGTGAGTGTTGAGTCGCTCGTATCTTCAAGAACTCCATGAGCCCAAGGACTTGAAAGGCTATCAATCCATTGGCATAGCAACTCAGTTCGAGTATTTTCAACTGGGCTAGTAGCAACTGCTTCTTCAAGGGCTTCCTCCGTAATCGTGTGTCCGAGTGCTGGGTTTGCTTGAGCCCAGCCTGAGCGGTCTGTAATTTTGCAATACTGTGGAGCAGAATATTCATAGAACCCCAAAGACTTTGGAGGATTGTCCAAACAACGCTCGTGGAGTGAATTCAGTACGAGGCTAAAAGCGTCTCCTGCATTGCTGCACAGAAGCGTGTGAGAATTTGGGTGCGCTCTAGTCGTTGGAACAGCAGCTCGGTATCCTTCCTCGCTGATTTCTCGGAGTTCGTCGATAAAGAGGAGTCCATTGACAGATCTTCCGCGAGAGCCGTCTCTAGTTGCCGCAACAACGTCAAGCCTTGCTCCAGATAGCATCTCAATTGATTCTGTTCCATTTGCATGACGGATTTGCTTGACGAATCCCTTGAGGTGGTCATTGTTCTCCAATACTTGAGTTACTTGTCTAAAGGTGTCTAGAGCCATGGAGCGGTTTGAGGACATGATTAGAACGTCCGTCTGCCACTTGATGAGGTGAGCCAAAATGAGCATACGGGCTAGGTGAGTCTTACCATTTTGCCGAGCGATTAGAAGTAGCGAGGTCTTGCGAATGAACATGCCCTTCTTGTCCACAGTCAGCATGTCCTTGAGAACATACTCCTGCCAAGGCAGTAAAGGCATACCCATAATCTCAGCTAGGTCTTTTACATCTTGCAGCTTTGACTCGCCCTTTAAAGGGATATTTTGAAGCCTTGGTTTAGTTGCCCCTCGTAAGGGTTTGGATCGTTTGGCTGCCATCGGATTAATTCTGGACTGGTCGGGCGGTAAAAGGACTGTCCTCGTGCAATTTGGACTGCGTCGGGGAGGGATAGGCTGAAAAATCAGGGGGGGTACGCATGCGCTCTAAAAAAACGCCCTGTGAGCGTGAGCCCTTGCTTGAGTTGCATGGCTTGCAAGCTGTAACCATGTTCTCAATATCGATAGCCAGTTCAGGTGCAACGCTGATTGGAATGATGTGATCTATTGTCATGTCCTTGTTCTCAGCACCACAGTAGAAGCACACATACCCATCTCGAGCCAAGGCTTTCAGCCTTACCTCTTTATACTTCCTCGATAGTCTAGGGTCGTTGCGCTTGCTACTCATTGCCAACCCTTAACTCTTAGATGATGTAGTGCCTTACAATAGTTAGGCTCATCATACTCTGTTACACCATAACGATGTTGCACATAGTGCCAGTACCAATAGAACTGATAGTCATCAGGGGCGCCTTTAAGGGCTGCACTTCTGCCTTGGTAATAGCCATGATGTGAACCATTAACTGCGTATCTATTATTAGATGATTCCTTGAATGTAATTAGATCATGACAATACTCTTGCTTTTCTGTTAATTGCTTATCAGCTAATTGAAACACGCTTTGAATAGGTCTTATTGAGCCATTAGATATAGGACTCGGGACTATAGATAGAGCTATCCCAATAGCGGCGGCTACCCCCCGAGCTACGCGTAAGCGGCTCGGTGTGAGCCCTTGATGGGCTCTAGCCTGTAGAGTACCAGACCTGTCAATCTCATTAGTATAACCGCAGGTCAGAACGGCGTGTCGCTTATTTATCAGTAGAGTAGAAGCCAGTTCCTTTAAAGTGAGCAGCGACTGAGCTATATATCTTGCGCATACTTGACCCGCAGAACGGGCAATCGACATCATGTGGTTCATTGATCTTCAGCTCCTTGTCATAGCGGGCATTAGCCTCGCATAACTCGTTATCGCATTCGAACTCATAGATAGGCATTACTTACACGTCCTGCATGGCACATTGACCAACTTCCACGATCCGCATTGTGCGCATCTCTCAGGCTCAAGTTTATCAGAATCAGCTTCTATTTCCCCATAAAGGGGTAGAAGTAGTTGCACCAAGTCTCCAAATCGCATAAACGCTAAATACTCTGCGGCATCTTCGCCTTGACCATTCATACGACACACCACGAAAGGAAGCTCTTTGCCCCCTGCTCTCTTGGTCGCTTGGCGCAACCACTCTAACGGCTGGAACGCCGACCTAGCCTTAACCTCAACGTCGAACGGGACGTTGGTTATATCTTTTCCAGCCCCTCGACCTACTCCTGCGCTTCTCCACCATTGCGATAGATAGGCTGCAACCACTCGCTCGGTTCGCAGTCCTCGGTCTTTTCTGTGACGTGTCATGCACGCCCAGCAGAATTGATAACGCCACACTTGCAAGTCCATGACTGTTTCATGTAACGCTCTTTAATTTGTGCAATCGATGGGTGTTCGTTGCAACTATCACAGATAATAGCCCAACCCATATCTTGTAAAATCTGCGCACTAGCTCGAATATGAGCCATCGCTTCCTCGTCTGGGAATTCTTCCCACTCGTTATCTTGATTTTGAAAATATAATTTACCCATTAGTTGTCACGCTTTCCCCATGTGCCGTCTGGCTTTACTTCATACCAGATAGGATCACAAGGGACTTCTCCACCTGGCATATCTCGGGTCGCTTGTGCTGGACAACGCCAATGACCCCATGGCTTAGAACCATTCTTGCTGACCCCATGCTTCCAGATTCGAGCCCCATGAATACATGACTCGTCTGGAGCTGTGCCACCCAACGATGACTTCACCATCTCGACGGCTGTCTCTAAAGTTTGAACTGGTGCTGCTTCCCATTGAGTCCATGGATCATCTGCCTTTGCTACTGGGACGTATTCCTTTGAGGTATCTGCCATCTTTGCCTTGACTTGCTGAACCTGCTCAACAACTGCTGCCTTGGCTGCAACCTTGGTCATCTCCTCACGCGAAGCGCGCTTGCCCTTGGTTGCGTAACCTGCGTTGGCTAATGATCTACCAAGGCTGCTTGTCTCACAGTTTTCTAGGGCTGATGTGCTGTTTACGCCACGACCCTGCACAGTTTCTTCTGCTAATCCTGTAGCCCATGGCTGAATATCAGCTGAGTCTCTGTAAATAGCACTCCAAACAATGTATTGCGTAGGAGTATTGACAATCAGCTTTGTCTCAATACGACCTTCTGGGTGGTCTTTCCAAAACTTTGCAAGGCGTTCTTCAACTGTCTCGTAATCATCTAGGTTAAACATATAGGTCATTCTCCTCGGTGTGTAGTTGTCCAGCTATTGCAAAATACGCTGCGCCGTCGATGTAATTGTCTGGCTTTGCAGTTTCCATGCTTCTTGCGATTTTGACCAATGCCAAACACATCGCCACCTGATAATCAGTAATGGGCATCTCGAGGTATGCGCACCAGAGTGCTGCTGTCCTTTGCATATTGTCACTAGGGTGACCGTAATCAAGTCCTCGGTCTTGGATAGTAGCTCGCGCTTCGTTGAGGTAGTCTCTAGCATTCATCGACCCACCTGCTCCAATGTGCGCTGCTCGCGACGTAGAGCAATGCGTCCTGCAACCTTGCCATGTTGATGTCCCTGAGAATAACCCCAAAGAAAGCCAACAACACCGCCCAACGCAAGTGCTGCCATGATGATGTGATCTGAATTCATTTAGCCCTTTCCCGTAAGCAATTTGCCTACAAGAAGAACTTTAAACCATTCGAGCTAGACATCCACCCAATTTAGATAACGAAACGATAACGATTTCATCGACTGATTCGTCTCCAAAGTCTGGTCTAGCGAACCCTTCCATAGACCTTGCCTTGAACGATGAACGTGCCGTTCTTCTCAATGTGGATAATGTCCACCTGCACGTTAGATCCCTTGACATACATGATGGCAAAGGCTTGCTGCCAATTAGCAGTTCCCTTGGTGTATGAGGCTTGTTTGAAGTCCATGAGGTTTCCTACCTCAACACCATGTAGAACACGCCCTAAACGCCCTCCAGAGGCTTCTGAGAAGGCACTACGCCCTGCTCTGTGAGTATGTCCTGAGATAACGTTCTTCCCATGCCTACGGGCTGCTTCAAGGGCTGAGAGCCCACCTAGGTTCTTGATAGGAGTGTGATCTCCATGGACTGCTATCCAGCCTGGAGCGATAGCCATAGGGTTCTTGTGGAAGGTAATGCCAAGCTCGTCGAATTTCATAAACTTCTCAAAGCGCAGCTCTGGCAAGGATAGGAATGACGGAATCTTCTTCATGATTACGTTATAGAGGCGGTCTGTGTGGTTAGACCTGATGCAGTCGGTTACGCCTAACTCCCATAGGAGATCAACGCAGCGGTCTCGGTCATCGCCAAGGCTCTGCTCATAGGCTTGAGGTGTGCCTTCTGACCACTTGCTGATAGTCTGGAAGTCAATCTCGTCACCAATGGTGACTGTCTGGTCTGGCTTAAAGGTCTTTAAGAATCTTGCTATGTTGCGAGTGACGTGAACGTCCTCGAAAGGGACTTGTAAGTCCGAAAGTATTACGATTTTTTTAATCGTCGTCCTCATCTTCATAGGGGATATTATCTATGCGATTGGGAAGGTTGGGAATTATCCAATCAGGAAAGGACTCACGATCTGCCAATATCCAGAAGGCATGAGTCTCTGAGAACCCTGCTCTGCGCAGACTCTTGTAATACTCGTTCAACGCTATTGCATAAGCGTCAAGTGCTGAGTAAGTGTCTAAGTCTATGACTGGTCGCTTCCTTGCCATAACTTTATTTTCCCTTAACTAGTACCTCAAGCATTGCTTCGACACGCGTTAAGCGGTCATTCATTGAACCGCCACCATTAGGCTTTAGTTCTGCCAGGTAATGCTTTACCAAGAACTGTAGAAAAGCAGCTACGCCACCAAGGGTTGTAACTATCCCAACGGCTAAAGCCGCAATATCTACCGCGCTCATTACTTCTTAGGAGTTGCGTAACCGAATACGCCTGCGACGATTGAACCAAGGATTGAGCGGTAGTCCAAAGCAAAGTTTGAGGTTGTTCCCCAGACTGCAAGGAAAGCACCAAGGCTCATTATTACGGGATTCTTCATGTTCATTGTGTGCCGCCTATCATCGGGATATTAAAGAACGAGCCATCTGCATCGCCCTTCTTAGTAAAAGAAATATGGCAATGTTTAACATGCGAATTGATTCCCTTATATGGCTTGAAACGCCAAAAGGTTCTAGGGCTGGCAATTTTAGAGTTGAAGATAATATATGCGATGCGTTTTGACTTATCATGCTTTGCAAAGAGTCGAATCTGATCTGCAAGGTCAGGCATGAGGTCTGGCTTTGCTTTTCCAGATAAATCCCTGTCAATATCAATGGCTCTGACGACACCCTGTTCATCAGGATTGTGGTCAGAAGGACGCGCCGAATGACGTGTGTCGCCAATCCAGCCATCGGAGGTGCGGTCTCTGTCAGGGTAACTATCATCGACCTGAAGCCTTAATTGTTGTCCTGCTTTACAAAGCCTTGGCGTGTTCAATATTGCCACACTCCCATTGCTTATTAGCCTTGAGCATAAGCTCATCATGCCCACATTGAGGCATTGGAGCAATAAAAGCATCATCTATTGGATCATAGGTATAACCAATTGAAGCATAGTTATATCTAATTTTTCCATTGTAAGAAGTGCGAACGCAACGCTGTCCTCTAAATTCGCTATACCAATCTTCAGTAGTTTTACCTTCGATTAGTTTGTTTTCATCAACACCAACAATAACTTCTGTGACAATATTGGAATCATCTAAAAATGCGTAATGTGCCATTATGCCCAACTCACATTTCCTGTGCCAGCTGTAATAGTTGTCACCTTATATCCACCAGAAGCAGCATCAGTTGAACCAGTTAAACCTGCTCCAATAGTAATTGTTGCAGTATCTGGATATTTAAGAACAACGATACCTGAACCTCCTGCGCCAGTCGTGCCAGAAGTTGTGTAATAAAGACCACCACCACCACCGCCACGATTGGCTGTACCTGAAGTTGCATTTGGTGTGCTGCCTGTGCCGCCGTTACCACCGCCACCTGAACCACCAGTACCAGCGGTTGTAACTGCTGCACCACCGCCGCCACCGCCATAAGTGGTTGAGGTACCAGAAATTGAAGTAGTTATACCAGCTCCGCCATTAGCACCGACTGTGCTTGTCGCAGTTACACCAACAGCCCCAGCACCACCGCCGCCACCAGCGCCACCGCTGTTGCCGCCAGATGAATAACCATTACCACCTGCATAACCTTGTCCAGAAGGAGATGCTGCGCCTCCAGAGTAACCAGCATAACGACCGCCGCCACCGCCACCAGCGCCACCTGGCTGTCCGTCATCGTTAGATCCACCTGCTCCACCACCTGTTGAAGTGATAGTTGAAAATACTGAGTTACTTCCTTTATTTCCGTTACTTGGACCGATTGCACCAGCACTTGAAACACCAGCAGCACCAGCGCCAACAGTTACTGTGTAATTTGTTGAAAGACTAATAGACAATGCAGAAGGCAAAGACCCACCGCCGCCTGTCGTGCCGATTGTGCATTTCGTTCCGCCTGCGCCGCCGCCACCGCCAGCATCGTTCGCTCCCGAACCACCACCTGCGATTACAAGATAATCAACTGAAATGGTTGCAGGTGGAACATAGCCAACGCTAAATAATCCTGCTGTTATTGCGCCAATCATTAGGCAACGCCACCCACCACATACCAAGTATCTGTGCTGACTTTAATCGCAACAGCTGTCTTGTATTGTGCCAAAGTCGGAGAAGCTGCAACTGCACCTGCTGAAAGAACTGTAGTTGTGCCAGAGGTAACTGCTGAAATTGTTACCGCTCCTGCGCCTTTGTTAAGAATAGTGATTGCTGTGCCTACTGGGAACGCTACTGAGGCGTTGGTAGGAATCTTGAAAGCTACTGCTGTCGCCTTGTTCATAGGAACTAGGACTTGGTATTGATCTGTCAATACCGCTGTGTAGTCTGCTGTTTGGTCTGAGCTGACTGTGAAGGCTACTAGCCCGTTAAAAGCGGCAGCCGTTAAGACGTCTCCTGTTGCTGCTGGAAAGCCTGTTGCCATTGTTTATCTCCTAGTAACTCATTGTCGAGACACCGATTATACCGTAAGTGCTGCTACCGATGATGAAAGCATCAAGTATTGGCTCTAGGGTCGTCACGCTGACTGTCATTTTGTTTGGTGTTATATCCCATGCAAAGCCTTGTGCTTGCAGGGTTTTCACAATCGTTGAACCTTCTTGGGTCACGTTTGTAATCTGTAGATTGTCGAAGTAGTCCAAGCCAATCATTGTGTCGGTTGGTACTGCTGGGTCTAGCAAGTCCACAGTCATCTCGTCAATGCGGAT